TGATTGTTAGTATTAGTATTAATAGAACCAACCAATGTCTAGGTTTGTAACACCTAGATTGTTATACGAAAAATAAAAAGACACATTGCTGTGTCTTTAAAATAAATTCTAAATTAGAACTATCCATTGATATCTGTAGTTAAGATATCTTTAGATATATTTTCAATTGATTCTGGATAAGCATAATCATATTGGAATGTAACAGATACCATTACATAACCAGGTTGGCTATAACTCATAGCAGGATAACTAATTGCTGAAGGCCATAAACCTGTGTATTTCCATCTACGATATTGAGAACCATTTGGAGAGTAAACATCAACATAAGCTGTACAAGCATAAGCATCTTTGAATCCTCTCATACCAGTCTTTAAGTTATTAACTTTAGCAGCCCATAACTCAAGTCTAGAAGCAGTATCATAATCAATGAAGTCTTTGAAACTAGCAGTTAAATCACCAAATGTTGTTCTACCTGCTAACTTAACAACACCATTGAACCAAGACATATTCTCTACATTAGTAGTCTTACTTGGTAATTGCCAACTATCTACACATAGAGCAAAGTTCTCATCAAATATTTCAGTTCCATCTAATAACTTACCAAATGTAACTATAAAGTGTTCAGAACCTTGAACTTGGTTTTGTCTTAGGTTAAAATGATCTGCTGTTAACTTAGGTTCAGCACCAGTAGCAACTTTCTTATTATTGTTAATATCAAAAGTATTATTCATCATTTACCTCCTAACCTATACTAAATCCACTTGGTTATATACATCTAGATTAATAGTTATTTCTCTAGTTACACCAACCTTACGGATAGTTATATCACCAATCAATTTATGTTCTGCTAATGTTTCAGGAGTATTATTAGTAGAATCCATTACAATAGAGTAATCAGAAGTGATAACTGAATTAGCAACTAATGGAGCTAATAGATTTTCAACATCTAATTGCCAACTTCCAAATGTACTAAATGTAATAGGTTCGAATATATAATTATTACCTATAATTCTTAATTGTTTAACTAAGTAATTAATTAAGTCTGCACCATCGATGAATGCTGAATAAGGATTTTCCTTTTCAGGACTTGTTGTCTTTTCATCCCAGATAACATAACCAATACCAGTCTTATAAAGAATTGGATTAACAGGAACTAAGTAATTACTTAAAGTACCTAAATCAGTAACTGACCATTTAATTCTAGATTCTTTAATTCTAGGTAATGTAGTTCTTCTTACACCAGCTGGTACTGAATACTCACCAGTAACATAAGATTTAGCAAAACCAGGAAGAACTACAATAGTAGCAGGAACTTCATGATTATCAACATCACCCATTAAATGGAATGTATCTAAGTAAATAGATAATTGTCTATCTTGAGGATATTCACCGATTTGGTTTTGAACATCAACAACAGTATCACCATAAGCAGTAACTAAAACTCTGAATAAATTATCTTCAACAGCTGCAGCAGTTAATGCATACTTAATATTGTTAAGAGTTTGGAATTCAGGGAATTGAATAGAATTGATTGAAATCTCAGTATTATCATATAAATGAATTGCCTTTTGAACAACTTCTTCATCAACATCACCTAAACCAGCATTACCATTCTCAATAGCAGCAACACAAACATCTGTAACTCTTGGAACTGTACTATCAACAGTCTTATCTAGGTAAGTTTGAGTTAATACAAATCCAGGATTTTGTTCGTTGAATGATTGGATACAAGCTTCTAAAGCAGCTTGATATCTTAAAGCATCATCTGTACCAAATACAAAACTTGCTCTTATTGATTCATATACTTGTTCACCTATAATAGCGTGAATTCTAATAGTATTTGCATCAGCATCATTTAAAACACTAACTTCAATACCATTATAGATATCTGTAGGATATTGAGTCTTAATTGTAAATAAACTAATTGCTTCATTAGTTATAGCATCTAAAACTTCAACACCATCAACATCTTTAACTAATACTTCACCAGTACCTTCAATAGCATCTTCAGAAACTATTCTTGTGAAGTAAACACCGTCATATTGTTCTAAGTAATCATGAACACCATATGCAACAGGAGTATCAGCAGAATAACCAAATGGATTATTCTTATTGTTTTGAACCCAAGTAACTTCACCAACAGGTCCATCAACAGCTTTACCTAAAATGGCAGGAACATAATTAATAGGAACATTAGAAACAGTTCTGACTTCTCTTACATTAACATTAACACTAGCTAACTTATTTGCCATCTGTTACCTCCTATAAACTTTTCTTATTAACTGGCTTCTTACCAGCTCTCTTTAATATATTAGCATTTGATTCTTTAACAACATTATTTGTTGCTTTTCTAGACTCACAAATTCTTGCTACTTTATTGAATAATCTAGTTTCTTCATTTTCCTTAACTCTATGAGAAACTTTTTCAGATTCATTATAATCCTCATCTTCAGATTCTTCATCGTCACTAACATTGATTTCTTCGAAATCACCATAACTTATAGGTCCATAAGTATAACCACCATCATGACTAGTAACTATCTTCATATCTCCATCGAAACCATTTAGAACATCAATAAGTTCATTAACTGTCATAGAATCACCAACTACTTGGTCTGGACCATATCCTGTTCTACTACATTCCATAGCAACACACATTTCAGAACTTTCTTTTAGAACATCTTTCTTTTCAGGTTTAGCACACTTATCTGATTCACCCATCTCTAACCAACTAATTAAATCTTCAATACCTAAATCAGATCTATTAAGAACATCATTATAGAACTCATCGTTCATACCTAAATCCATATATTGTTCATGAATTGCTTTTAACACTTCAACAGGATCTGAATCTGTATCAAAACTATGCTCTTTTAGAGATTTCTTATCTTCAGATTCTTCTAACTTTCTTAATTTAACAGATTCTCTTAACTTAGCGACTCTATCTTTTCTTTCCTTTTCAGCATCAAGAATAAGGTTAGAATCACTTGAGAAAAGATTATCAACAGACTCGAATAACTTATTCATATAATCTCCTCAATACTTACTAAAATAATATATAATAAAACATTATAAAAGCAAAAGAAAAAGGAAGAAAACTTCCTTATTATTTACCTAAATTATATTGACTCTTGATTTCTTTTGCTTTAGAAGTTAGAGTATCAGCCATTTCTTTGAACTTCTCTTCCTTGTTAGAATTATTAACAACAGTAGAATATCCATAAGCAACAGGAGGTTGGTCATATACAGCAGCATGACCATTACTACTATGTCTAAATCCAATTAAATCAGCTTGAACACCATTATCAGTTTGTTTCCATCCATAACCAATATGATCTAACATATCAGAAGGTCTACCAGCATAGTTAAAATAATCAGCAGAAACAACTTCATAATCTGTAGGACATTCGAATAAACCATTATAAACTCTAGGTCCAGTAGTAGTTCCTAGGAAAGTCCATGGTTCATAATTATCATGGAAATATCTTTGAAATTCTTGAGCAATTAATCTAATATCAACATTAACACTTTGTAATTTAGAAAGTATTTCATCAACCTTACTTGAATCAGGAACAAAATCTTTAAGAACATTAAAGCATTCAACTACACCTTGTTTATGTTCTAAAGTATCAGCAAGATAGTCAACATCAATAGAATCAATTAAATCAGAACAAATATCTCTAAACATATCTGGATGATTATTATAAATAAAAGCGATAACCTTATTTGCTAAAGAATTTAACTCTCTAAAAGAATCAATAGAATCTTCATCAAACTCAATACCACAATCATCAGCAAGACTTGTGATATACTCATAACTATCACTAAAATCACCCATACCATCATAATAATTAGTATAAATAGTTACATATGCTTTGGCAGGATCTATCTTTGAACCAGCTTCAACAAGAGTAGACTCTTCTAAAGAACCTTTTAATCTCTCAACTTCGTCATAAACTAAAGAAGAATAAACGAAATTACTTATATTACTATCAGCATAAGACTTAAGAGCATCAGCAACAGCAGAAACATATTCTGGTTTATACTCAGCATACTTTTGTTCAAAATCATAAGTACCTTGAATATCTTTATCATACTTACCATTATATTCTCCAGTCTCAACATAATCTGAGTAAGCACCGTAAGCTTCATCTTCAATATTAGAATAAGCTTCCCAAGAAGTAATACCAAACTTCTTATCAAAGAACTCTAAAATACCATCAATTTCACCAACAAAGTTGTAATCACCAACTTCACCTACATAATTAAGACAACCACCACCAGTTTCTTCAAAATCTAAAATAGTGGCTTGAGAATTATCTGACTCTTCTAACTCATCAAAAGAAATCTCATCTTTCTCTTCATGACCACATTTCTCACATCTGTAGATAACTTCTTGATAATCATCATACTCAGCACCATCTATTTCATAATATTCATTAGAACCACATTCAGGACAACAAATATTAAGAGAATTAGGAATAAAATCTTCACTAATCTTGTCTAAACCATCAGATTCAAAGAAACTATTAACAGACTCAAATAACCTATTCATATAACATCTCCTTATACTTAATCCATTTATCACCAAAAGGTAAATCATATACCCAATTACTCTTATCTTGAGCAGCCCAATGATAAATGACTATATTATCAATATTTCTATTGAAATCAAAATAATTGTAAATAATCGAAATCGGATAAATCTTGTCTCTACAAGAAACATTAATAACATCCTGATCTGGATATAAATACTCATAAGAGTTAATCAACCTAAACATCTCATCATCAACAGAACACTCTCTAATCAATGAAAGATTCATAAGTAACACTCCACTATTAATATACAAATCTAATGACTCACCCTCACGACTATAACCAGAATAACTATCCATACCAGAATCTGGATAACCTGCTACATAATAGTTACTCAAATCTATATTCCACAACCCCTCAATACTTCCATCAACAATAGTATCAGAATCTAACCATAGAACCTTATCTTCCTTCAGAAGCTTTGGAAGCAATAAACGAACCATACAAGCTTCACTAAAGAAAGTATTCTTATTGGTAGAATTGATATATGTTGACAAGGCATCAACATATCTAATCTGTTCAATATCAATAGAAGAAAACATACTAGTATCAATAAAGTCTTCAACTAAAAGATAAATCTTACTGACATCATTATTAGTAACTAAAGACTTAATCGAAACAAGTACATAATCACTCCACTTGTTATTAACACCATATACAACTACCATACCTCACACCTATTATAACATAAAACCTATTATTCTATAACTGAAGATTTAGGTTTAACAACATTTTGGTAATTCTTACTATCATAAATAGCAGCATGGACAACAATATCAAAAGAATATCTATAAACAACATCTGAACTCTGTGTCATACCAAAACGAGAATTATCTGTTACAGAGTCTCTTATATCAAAAGAAACATTATGAATCTCATCATAATAAGAAATAGGGAACTCCCTATGATTAAACAATGGAAACATTAACTCTTGAGTAAGTTGAAGTGCATCAGAACGATTAAGAGCCCAAACATTGATATTATATGAAATATCAACA